CACATGGTGCTTGCAGCCAGTCTCGACTGGCGGCGTACTGTGTTGTGAGTGTTTCGGCACTGGCGTCCTTGGACGCGGCCCCACCCTGGTATTGTCCGTAACACAGTAAAGAAACGGTCTGACGTAACCCTATCGTCTATAAATAAAGGGGTAGATCGACGCCTTCGGGTGAAGGTCGGGTCACGGGACCGATTCCCGGTATAGGAAGTGCCTGACACGGCGTATCCCGAATAAATTACAACAGGTCCACTTTGCTGCCTTGAGCGAGGCAAAGCGGTTCACCGTTGGTGGACGCAGCGAGGAATAAACGCTACGTAGTGGGGATCTGCTGTATAACTTCCCTGCCCAACTCCTTTGCATATCGATATGGTGACAATAGATATTCAGGAGTATAAAACTTTTTCAGAAAGTCGCCGCTTTGGTGTTGTGAGCGCAGGGCCCGGCGTTGTTTCACCGGTTCCCGCTCCCCTTTGCGAGGGGTTCCCTACGGGGTTAAAAACTACCATGCGGTCCGTTCTGCGATCGTCTGGCCGTCCGGCGGAGCGCGTGCCTGCTGGTGAGACCATGGTGTCCTCCTCTGAGGACGTTCTACATGCCATGGCACCTCCCAGCGTGTCGCGTTCGCAAAGTCCGGAAGGAGAAAAGGGCCGGAGTGGTCCGGCTCCCTTCACCATTGCGTCCCATGTCGAGGACATTAAACTAGTCGACATGCACCCACCGGCTCAGTGTGACGACGATCCCTTTTTCGATTTCCCCTCCGTTGGCCTCGCTAAGTTTAGGTCCCGGTTGCTTCGCAGCCGGGAGTTTTACGAGGGCGAGGAGGCAGGGGAACAAGTTCTCTGGAATTTGGAGCTCTGCTCCAAGTCCCTTGAACGCCTTGTTCTCTCGGGTGAAATTGGGATCGAACGGCTTTCCGACGCTGGTTCTGTTAACAGCGGAGGATACGTGAGAGAAGTCGAGAGCACACCGCCCCCTCTTTCCAACAGCTTCTGCGTGCTGGAGGAGGAGGGCGATCTTTCATGCTCAAGACAACTGGCCTATCGGAGGAAGGCCAAAGCCCTTGTGAGACACCTTCGTGTCGAATGGGGAATTAAACCCTTGCGGGACCTGCCCTCGGAGATTCGTTGTGGGGAGCTTCGCCCCAAACTCCGATCAATCTATCCAACCTCTCTACCTGAGGAGGTTGAGTTAAGTATCAAGACAGCTCAGAAGGTGGAGACCTCCTGCTGTCGTTCCTGTGAGCCTCGGTTCGCAGGGATACTTGAAGATTATAAGGAAGCACGATTCCGGCCCGTCAGCGTAGATGACGCTCATCTTGCACGGTTTGTCCGTGCTTTTACGATGAACGTTGAGCGGGGCTGGAATCGAAGAAAGCATCCATATATCCCGAATGGAAATGCCACCCTGTGGCATTCGCGGTCTAAGGGAGGAAATTGGCAGGAGGAGGAGTTCAGTGCGGCTTGCCGCCCTGCGCTTGTGTTTAGTTCTGGGAAGCCACGTGTGGTGACTCTCTACTCGGCACATAACACTTCGGTGTTGACCCCTCTCCATTTGTCCCTCTACGCGGAGCTAAAAAGGAAGGGATGGCTATTGGTTGGTCCCCCGTCTGAGGGGGCAATAGCCGGTTTGAATGGAGAGGGCGATTTTTTAAGTTTTGACTACGTAGGAGCTACAGACAATCTCAAGTCTGCCTACGTCCGTGCCGCCCTTGAAGTTCTTATCGATCGCGCTTGGGACCTCACAGATGATGAGGTAAGGTGTCTGCGCGTTCTCGGGGAGCTTCGGTTCTTCGAGGATGGACCATCGGCGACGGTCGGGCAGCCTATGGGAAGCGTGATGAGCTTCCCACTGCTATGTCTTTTCAATAAGACCGTCGTCGATCTAGCACTTGCCGATCAGCTCGAGCGTGGTGAAATTACTTGGAAGGAGTTCCAAGCACATCGCTGTCTCATCAACGGCGATGATCTTCTCCTGCGTGAGGTACATTCGTCCTGCGAATCTACGTACCTTGGGATACAGGACCACGGCTCTGCTGTGGGCTTCCTCGTGAACAAGGAAAAGTCAATGCGTGACAAAAGAAAAGCAGAGATTAACTCGACTCTGTTTAAGGACGGTGTAAAGGAGAAGAAATCGAACATAAGTGCACTCTTTATGGTGCCTGACAATCGGGATGTTCTCGGATTTGCAAACGAGAGCGCTAGGACCGATGAAGGCTTCAAGAGGCTCGTTCGTGCTAATGCTAGGCTGCTAGCATTACAGGAGGTTAAGGGTCTAGACAAGCTCCCTTATCAGCGTCAAGCGATCTGTCGCAAGGATCGTAAGATAAGAAAAGCCCTCCTGAGCGAGCCGACTGTCCCGCGGGTGCCCGACGGACGAAACTACTTTAACCTTGAAGACAAACCACCGGGGTTTGCCCTCTCTCGGGATAAGCAAGTGATCGTAATAAATGAGCGAGTAAAGAAAGTTCGGGGGGTAGCCCTCGAACGAGTAAAGAAAGACATAAGGAGTGATAAGGCTAAGCGCTTTATCCGACCCTCCGGCCGCTCCTGGCGGTCGTTATTACGCGAGTCGAAAACCACGCCGGCTGAGGATAAGATCCTTTGCTGTCTTGCCGATGCGT